CGCTCGTTGGCTAATAGCAATGCACCTGCAAAGAAGATTGGTATGTCAGTATTCACTGAGGAAGGACACGATTATCTGGTTGTGGACACGAAACATGGAGTTTGTGTAATTCACGCTGAGAGCTGCCCTTGTAATAAAAAGAAGTAGTATATGAAACAAAGAATATTAGATATGTGTTGCGGATCTCGTATGTTTTATTTCGATAAGCAGGACCCACAGGTACTTTTTACCGACATAAGAGAATATCACGACACATTATGTGATGGACGCAAATTAGACGTACAACCCGATATGATAGCCGATTGCACTAATTTGCCATTCGAAGATGAGACATTTAATATGGTAGTTTTCGACCCTCCTCATCTGTTAAAGGTAGGACAGAACTCTTGGTTATGCAAGAAATATGGTAAGCTGCCCGAAAATTGGCAAGCATTCATCAACGATTCTATCCATGAGGGCATGAGGGTGCTGAAAACAAACGGAACGCTCATTTTCAAGTGGAACGAGCAGCAGATAAAGGTTAGTGATGTGCTAAAGGCAATCACCGATTACAAACCGATATTCGGACATCGTACCACCATCAAGAACCAAACTATTTGGATGGCATTCATGAAATAAATAACCCACAATCCCCACCCAGCTATCACAGCCGAGTGGGGATTTCTTTTTGCAATGAAACAATCTACTTAAAACCTAATTAATACAACTAACTAAAAATAAAAAAGTAAAATCTATACCAATCTATCTATATATTCATCTAAATCCTTTTCGTACCAAACTAGCTCGGTCCATCCCTTCCGCTTTTTACCCTTTGGCAACCTGCCTTCTTTCACAAGGCGGTCAAAGGTAGCCCTAGAAACATGAACATAGCCGCATGCCTCAGCCTTGCTGATGGGCTCGTCTTTGTTGGCGATGTGGTGCAGAAAATCTAACATGAAAGCATTTTGCTGTTTGTTAGTTAAGCATCTTCCGCTCTGAATCCGCTCATGAAATTCCATCAGGAGCGAATCAATCATCTGCAGTTCTTCGCTAATCTTAGCCATAAGCTAGCATTTTTTGTTTCTGTACCAGAGAGTAAACCCAATCGCGCAAGCCGCCAGTATGAACAGAAAGGCAATATAACATCTGCCCAGCGACATCAGCCTTTGTTCGTTCTTCGTCAGTTGTCGCTCTATAGGATAAGGCACGGAGACTGAATCCGTCTTGATGATCGTGTCCGTCTTCACCTTATATATATTATGATACCGGTCCCGATAAACCACCTTGTTATGGAAAACCGTATCACCTTTCTGAAAAACATACACCGAATCCTTCATGTAGATACTATCCAACTTAGCAAAAGTATCAGTTCTGCATACGTATTCTGTTCTAACCGAAGGAACCTTGATATACTCCTTCGTCTTGCATCCTGTAAATGCCAATAGGATAACCCCAATCACCAAGCCGATGCAAGCCCATTTCCAAAACCTTATGTCATACCATTTCATAAGCTATATCTCTTTGTATTCAACTTTAGCGTCAAAGCAAGGGCACTCCTTGATTCTCTCCCAAGGATCCACTACGCCGTTATGGTTCCTGTCGGGTGAAATATCCCTGTGCCCCAAGATTTCAGCATCCGGATATTTCTTCTTCAGCTGAGTGAGCAGAGTGATAAGCGATTTCTTCTGCTCCTCAGTTCTGTTGTCTACCGCCTTTCCCTTCTTGTTGATGCCGCCAACGTAAGCCACATTGATAGCCGTAGCATTATATCCCTTCACACCGTTGCTAACCATTTCTACCGGCAGCATCTGGTGAATCCCACCATCAGCAGTAATCACGTAATGATACCCTGGGTTATTCCAGCCTTTGCGCTTAAACTCGTCCCAAAGTTCCTTCACGCCCCATTTCTGAGAAGAGGCAGTACAATGAACAAAAATTCTCTTGATCAGTCTCATTTCTTCTCCTCCTTTCCCTGCTCCTTCATAATCTCAGCAAAAGCCCTAGCCAAGTCTTCTTTGTTCTCCAGAAGAATGCTTACTGTCTTCTCCTGCTTCCGTATCTCAGCCTTCTGCCAGCTCTTCTCTCTTACGCTTACAAATTCACAGAACACGCAATATCCTGCCCAAATCATAGAGAAGACAGGGAAGGGGAGAACCGTGCATGCTATCAGGTCTATACAGACCGTCACCATGAAGGGAGAGAAGTATTTCCTCGCCTTGTCGCAAGTCTTCTTGAATCCTGTACTTGTCGTAGCCAGTCCGTTCTCTTTCGCTTTCTTGATGCCGAAGAACAGGTCCACGCCCATAGAAATGATAAGAGCACCCATGCAGATGACAATAACCAATGCCGATCTGTACAGGTGCTCTTGTAAAAATGTATGTACTATCTCTGCCATATATCATTATTTATGATTAATGGCTACAAAGATAAAAGGCTTTTCAATAGCTTTTGCCGTGTTCCAACTTAGCTATTCATATACCACCAGATTTTATCTGTAGGGTGGTTTGTCGATTCATCACAGAGGAAACTGATAGCCAGTTCCGAGATCCTTTTTCTTGTGGTGTCTTTGTTCTTCGACCATTTGCCCACCACGTCTATATGGTCAGCATACATCTTATTCATCGTTACCGCAAAATCCCAGAAGTTGTAGTCCGGTATGTTCCAAGATAGCCGGTCATAATCATCCTTCAACTCATCAAACCCGAAGTAAGGCGCATACTTTTTGTGAACATCATCATCAAAATAATAGATGTTGGCGATACAGGCTCTGCCCAGTTGTTCGTCAAAGTGATGCTTCCTTTCCATCCAGTACAGCAGATTCCTCTGCACAATCCTCTCTTCTTCCTCTGTAAACCCGCACTCATCGTTTCTTAGCATCCCGAAGGCAGATTCTGCTATTCGATAGAGCGATTTTGATAAATCCATAAGCGTAAAGCATTAAAGTGAATATGATAAACACATGGTGCATCTCTAACTGCTCGGGAGTGATGAACCAGTGCTGATAATACAATCTGATTGCGTTGATACCGAAAAAATAGAAGAACGGAATACGGAAAATCCAGCAGTATCTGAAGAAGAAACTTACCGGTATCATGGTCAGTGGCATATAAATGTATGCCAGTACATAAATCCAGATGATGCAGTTCCCGTTGAAATCGGTATCTAATATTGTTGGTCTAGGGATAATGTCCATAGTCCCATACGCCGTACCAGTGACCTAGCATCAATGGGATGGGTGCCCACTTTGATAGAAGTTCATAGAACCTCCAAATCTTCCTACTCAATAAGCCTTCCATAACTAAGGCTTCCTCCTCTTCCGAGAGAGGCAATTCCTGTTTTGTTCTCATTTTTGTTACGAATTTATGGTTTAATTTCACTTTTACTAACAGTTCTTAGTATATATATGTTATTTCGTTGCAAAATTAAACTTTTTCTTTCGTAACACCATGAAAACCAGTCTAATATTAAACTTATTTAAATCTTTATGTTCTTATTTGGTCATATTCTAAATAATATGTATATTTGCAGCATCTTAATGTAGCATTTATATGGCAAGAGCAAATTACGAATTGATTGACAGACAGAGGGATGATCTGATGAAGGCGTATCGGGAGATAGCTCCTAATTGCCATTCTCAACAGGAGGCTTGGGAAAAGGTGGTCCATTCTCCTGCTCCGAGATACTATGTTTCTCCCAAAAGAGCTTGGGATATACTCCGCAGAATGGCAGTCGGCGATTTCTCAAAGGTGGATAGTATGAAACCGATTCGTCAGAAGTTGTACTATACGCTGTTCAATAGGATGAACGAAATGACGCAGCGAAAGGAGTTCGTGGGCAAATCTTTATGGTTTATCTGCCAGTTCCTTGTTTCTGAGCCTGCACCAGAGTTCTTTATCCAGCCAAGTAATCTCAAATTCATTTTCGCTTACTATAAGAAGTATGGAAAAAATTACAGAGAAATGGACCTTCGTAAGAAGAAACTTTCGAACAAAGCTGGTGCTTAGCATCATCTGCCTCGTTCTGTGTACTTGGCACGTCGGTTTCTATCCCGGTTGCCCTTGGCAGAATCATATCCTGTATAGCTTCTTCCATGTCAACGGCTTTCATCTTGCCGTAAACCTTCTGGTGCTTTGGCAGATAAAGAACGATATGAAACCAGTCACTTCTCTGGCTGTTGCCTCTGTCGCTAGTCTGCTGCCCATGTATGTTAGTCAGCCTACAATGGGGCTTTCCGGTTTCCTATTTGCTTCATTCGGTTTGATGTGGGGTAGGACAGGACGATGGAAAGAGGCATTAAAGAAAGCGATGCCGTTCATTATTTGCACAATGGCCGTTCCGAATGTAAACGGACTTCTGCATTTTTACTGCTTCGTATTAGGCTACATCGTAGCGTATTGCATAAATAATATCAAAAACAGATAACACACATATAAAGAGAATCATGTTTTCGAAATGTTTTTCATAACTCATTTTAAAGGCGACCACTCGTGATGAGCAGCCGCCTTTTTCATGTTATCATAAATTAGCGCGTATGAAAGAATTATCTCATTTTGTCTTCTCGTCTGCTTTGTACCTCTACTATACTTCCAGCAAAGGAATCAGCAGCCTTAAAGTTCTGCAGCGTATACTTAAAAGTAAAGTACTTCCAAGGCTTACCGCCGACGCTTGGCAGCTTGCACCAGTGCTTGCAGTCGTTGCTTCCGTATATCTCCAGCCCAATCGTACCTTCGTCCGAATCAAACAGATGCTTCACCGCTCTCAGCGATTTCAACGTCATGCTGCCGCCCATCTTCAAAGGTCTGGTCGTAAATGATCCGCTATAGCTTTCTGTATCTTCATTGATGTCCGGCTTTGCCGTGAGTGAATAAACATTTCCGTTAGCATCTTGTATCAGATTATCCGGATAGTCATTTACTACCGCCTGTGCCTCTATTCCGCTATTCACCATTGAGAAGGTCTTATCCACCATATTATATATGTATTGGTATGATTTCCCCTTGCTGAATATTCTCAATATGGAGTCTCTGTAATCGTAGGCGATAAGGCATCCTTTCAGAAAATCCAGAAACTTGCCTTCCCCGAAGGTTGCAAAGTTTCTCGGCGCTCTTCCCCTCATCTGTTCGCTCATGCAGGCTACGCTTCCACCGCTTGCCGCCATCAGTCCTTTCTTTGAAGCAAAGAACACAAGCCTGTCCGTCGGCACCAGTGGCGAATCCTCATTACATACCTCTCTTGATATTGGATAGGCTCTGCTATAGAGACCTTCCGAGTTAACCGACAAGCCGTAGATACCTTCATCCGTAAATACCATCAATGGATATTGACCAAACTGACCTTGGCTAACCGCCTCTGTATTGGCAATAATTCCAAGTATCTTACCTGTTCCAACCGTATTATCTCCAGATGCCTCAAATACAAATGGGTTGTTGACTACTGATGTAAAAATCTGAGAGTTCAAATTTTCTTTATCGTTTACGCTTGTTACAATCTTTTGCAATTCGCTTTCACTGATTTCCGCAAATTCCTGTGGCTTATTTGGTGGAAGTACAGGGAATGTATAAGCGCCATTTAATCTAGGGTGTTCCTTTAGACTAACTCTGATATATTTGCCTCCAGAGCTAAAAATAACCTCCGTAGCATTCGGATCTGGGTAAAACAGCCATCCTTGCAGAAAATCTTCATCGGCAGTAACACTTCTTACAGCCCATGTATCGCATTTATCTGAAACGATGTGTGTAAACATAAGAAATGCGTCATCCTTAGAAGACCCGTCTTTTCCTACAAATTTGGCGAAACCAGCAAAAGGAGTTCGTGTTGCTCCAATAAGATTCAGTCTGCCATTATAATTGTATATAGATTCGGCACTCAAAGATGCCCATCCGTAGTAATCGTCCACTTTCAGCTGCTCTTGCTCTTGAAGATTTTCCAAGGTTCCATCAGCGATAAATGCCGTTTCTCCACCCTGACCGGTAACGGTATAATGAAATTTGTTCCCACCCAAATAGCCTCCAGCTATTGGCACGGTGAATAATTTGTAAAAAACTGTTTTTGAGAGTAATTCGGATATTATCTGTTGATTACTCTTGTATTTTGGTAAAAGTTCGTCATGTACCGCTCTGGTATATGAGGTGTATGTACCCGTAAAGCCACCCACGTCGTAATTAAATAGCTTTTCATCGTAAGTTTTATAGCCGAAATTAGCATAAGCATATTTCTTGTGCAATCCATTCGGACTTTCAAAATGCCAACCTTTATCTATATAGAATGGAACTACTTGGTCTGACGCAAAAACTACAATCTCCTTGATGATGTCGCTCCACTCACTGGATATTGATTCAAACCTGAATAGCAATTCTCTATATTCTATAAAATAGAACATGTCTCCTAAACCCATCTGATGTAAATCCATATAGGAGTTGTGTGTACTATCAAATACAGCACCACTAAACATGCAGTTTTTATTTACTGTAGGGTAGCAGACTATTGGCGTGGTTATTCTGCAGTATGAACCATCAAACATGCGGAAAGCGCATCTTAGAAAGAATGGAAAAGCAAACATATTCTTGCTCTTTGCCCAGTTTATCGCTTGCGCTACATGTCCTTGGATGGTTTCTTGAAACTCTTTTTCATATCTAGAGTCTGGCGCCCCGTCCTTAACGCTGAATGTAGTATACGATCTGGTTTCGCTACCATCGGGTTTTACTCCTCCTGCCTGAATAAATGTATGATTTAATGGGTTAAAGTAACTCTCTCCTTTACCACCATTCGATTCTACAGCATTCTCGGCATTACATAATGTTCTTCCGCTTTCTTCTTGGGTGTAGTTTTGTATCGGTCGCTCAAAAGTAAAATCGTAATCTAAACGAGGCAAATCTTTACCCAAATCTTTATATTTGTTTCCCTTGAAAAGCAAATAGTGAAGCCCTTCGCTGGTTGCACAAACCAAAGTATTGCCAATACTTTTTACATCATAAACGGTTCCTACATTGAAACTTTTCGTTACTCCATCGGGTGGGCTTACGATATTTCCACTATCATCTTTGGTATACCAGTATATATTTCCTGCACAATCATATGCAATGATATTCTCATAGTCTGCCATCTTGTGAACGTACATTATCTTATAAGGAACGTTGCCAATACTCACCCCATTCTGCACCGCCTTCATTTCTCCATCCTTAAAGATAAATCCGTCACTCTCCAGCAGTTCTGAATCATCTGAAAGCAAGTCGCTAGGAACATTCGTCATGCCCTTGCTAAAGCTCAAAATTTGTCTTTCTAAGTTTCTTTCCATAAAATTTAACACTTAACATTGACTTAAATTTTCGCCGCCGTATGAACACCATCGCCACCACGGCTTCTTCTTTCCGCTTTCTTCCAGCTAGGCTTCTCCATGTCCGTAAGACTCACAAAGAGACCGATGCCGGTACTCATTACCACATCATCATGGTTTCCGTTACCAACGATGTTACCCAAGCTGCCATCATCATGTCGCTCATAGATGCGCAACTCATGATACATTTCCTTGTCTGGCTCCTCATACAGATTATCATCAATAAACTCTTCCAAGTTATCAATCACCTGCTGCTTCGTCAGCTTGTTGGTTTGGAAACCATATTTCGCCAGTACGTTGTCTTCCACATTCTCAGAACTGCTCGTTCTCTGATACAGATTATCGTAGTAGTCGGCAATCTCCTGCAGAATAGTCAGGAAGTGATCACCCTCCGTGTTGTTGTTCTTCTCTCGGTCGGCCGTATTACTCTCTATCACCAGAAGCGCATCATCATAATAATGGGCTAGGGCAGCAGCCATCCATGCCAGCTTATCATGTCTAACATGTCCCCTGTATCTAGCTACCACCTTTGGCTTGCCATTCACGGTAGGAATCATACCGAATCGGTCTATCACGGTCATAACGGTATAGTCCGATGTCGTACTCTTACCGCCAATATCAACGCTCACCAAATATCTGTTCTCCACCTGCAGACAGTTTGGCACAGCCCAAATCTTCAAGTCTCCCTCTCCGTCGTCTCTCAGCTTCACCTTCGAGTTCGGAATAGTGTTATCATCCTTCACGCTGATGTTCACCACGATGTCGGCAGTAAACTTAGGGTCTTGCTTATACAAAGCCTGCATGTCGTCTATAGAATAAGGATTGAATACCAGTCTACCAGAGTTTCTGAACGCATCTTCCTCATCAATAGGAGCCTCGGTAGCACATGCCGCATGGGTGGTAAACTTGTTTCTGTAGTTTCTGTACCATTCTATCGCCTCAAAGCAAGCACCCTTCTGCCACATTCGCCAGAAGAACTTTCCTGTCTCACGATAGCCCTTCGGACAGGTACTTCGGTCTCTGTTCTGCAAAAGCCACTTGGCAAATGCTCTTCTGTTCTCTACAGGAGTCATATCCTTTTCGATGAAGAAACAAGGAATAAAGAGGAACGAATAAGCATCATTATTCTTTGGGTCCATTGCCAACTGGCACTTGTCGTAGAAGAAACCAGAGTTACCTCTACCGGTACTCTCGAATATCTCCACGTTGTCTTCCAACGGGTCGATACCACCGGATATAGAAGAAATCACACCCTCAGGATCATGCTCTGGTGTCTTCTTCCAATAGGCTACCTCCGAATAGTGGGCACAGTGGAAGTTGCTACCACGCACCGAATCGAAGTTCTCGAAGGATGCTACAGTCAGCGTACTTCGTCTGATTGCCTTCACACCATCCGTTACTTGGAAATCGTCAGGAGAATTTTCGTATGGCGAGAACTGAAGTTTTGCGCCCGGATGCCCCACGGTCCACCCCGGCTGCCGCTCCAAAGCTTTTCGGTACATTGCCTTAATCTTCTTGGCGGTATTCTTCTGCTGGGCAAGCACAATAGCATTCCAACCATCGCGCCTGTAGTCTTGAATCCATTTGATGTAAAGCTGTGATAGGGTAGAGCCGCCCCACTGACGTGCCTTCAGAATAACCACGAACACCGGTTTGTGGGCATTCCGCAGGTCTTCCATAATCTTCAGTAGCTTTCTTTGAGGATAGTTTAGCTTGAAAGGAATCATCTTACCGGTCTTCTTATCCTCAATCTTATCGGTCACGTATAGGGCAAACTCGGGGTCTTCCATGAACCTCACTCTACAGATGGCAAAGGTAAGCATTTGGAAATGCTGGGAATCATCCTTCTGGTGCAACACATAGTTGATGTAGTCTTTCAGACTGCCCATCTTTCTCAGACCTCTGAATAGAACAGATTTGGCGGTCTTCTTCGGAACCCACATCTTAGGAATGAAGAAATCGGATAGTTCTATCTTCACACGATGCTCAAAGTTATAGCACCCTTCGCCCGTCATAGGGTCGTAGGGACCATAAATCTCATCGTATCGCTTCTGATTTTCCGCTACGAGATTATCTATTTCCTGTTCAGTTACTAGAGCCATCCGTTAAATCGTTTAGTTCCTCAAAATCTGCATCCTGTATCTCGGGTGCTTTGCTTATATCCAGTACGTCTGCCTCGTCTTCGTCCTCTACGGTTGTCATACCGAGTGCCATAAGCTGCTTGAAGTCTGCATCTATTCCGTGGGTAACGCTTACTTCTGTCTGCTTTGGTATCATGTGCTTGGTAAGGTCTTTGTAGATGGTGACGTATGTCTTAGGATCATACTCTGCCAGTTGGTTCATACAATCCTCAAACTGCTCTTGGCTCCTTGCCAGCCAGTCACGTATATATTCCTTTTGGGCACTCTTTCTTGCAGGGAGAAGTTTCTTTACCTTCTCCTTCTTCTCTTTCTGTATCTCCCTTACAGACTTAAATCCATCCATTTCAAAATCTTCCATACGCTCGCTTTTTTATTATCCGAAGGGTTTCAACGTGTGAATCATACTGCCTGGCTTGGTAGAGTTGGCGCAGTCTATGATGTCTATCTCCAGTTCGTCCAGTTGGTTCAACTGGTCTATTGTCAGAGGGTCCTTGCTTGTCAATGTGCGCATAAAGTATTCGTATAGCGCACCGGTCACGATATAGTCGTGTATCAGCTTGACGAGTGCATCATATTTGGTATCATCCCAGTAGTCGGGAAATTTCAGCCATATCTCTTTCTCATCCCATTCTTTCAGGGCATTATCTCTTACCCTTCCTTCTGGTTTCATTACATAGGCAGACAGATTCGCTTCCACCTTATTAATATACTTGTCAAACCAACGGTAAAAGAGCGGGCGTTCCTGATCGTTCTCGCTTGTCGGAATATCTTCGCCTTGCGCATCCTTCATGTTCCGTCTTGCTCGTCCTACCATGTTGGTATTTGCATCTATATCATACCAGAGCTGGGTGGCATAGATAAAGATGTGTTTATCCCAATAGCCGTGCCCTGCTCTTCGTGGCTTCGGCAAGAAAGGATTTGGCTCGGGCTTCCATCCTCTCTCTCGGATAAAATGTGTTGGGTGTAATTTATTAAACTCTGGGTAGCTCATATCTTGTTATTTAATATTACAAAACTCCTTCCTCCTCAGTTACGATGGCATCGCAAGTAAACTCCAGTTTGTCGCTATGTCTTGACCATAGCTTCACCTTGCAGAAACCGGTATTTACCGGTACTAGAGTAAAGGCTCGTCTATCCCTGCATCTGTGTATCTCTATGATGCTTGGGTCTTCGCTTCTTGCCTCAATATCATCAATCGCTCCAGCATTAAGCGAGTAGGATAGGGTAACTTCCTCTCCCTTCTCTAGAGTTATCTCACCTTCCACGCCCTCACCATTCACCTTTGCGGTCAGCTCGGTTGGATAAGGAACGGTAGGGACCACCGGACCACTCATCACGAAGCACTTTCTGATGGCAATCTCATCTGATGCAAGTGTAGCTTGGTATGGCTCCGCTTGTTTCAGGTTTGTTGTTTTCAGCCACCACTGGTATATCATGTAGTCCTCCACGTATCTTGCCGATAACCTAGCCAGTGCGTCGGTCAGCGTTCCGTTATAACGTCTTGATACTGATAGGGTGAACTCCACAATATCATCCTTTCCGCTTCCATAGTAGATGGCGTTATCGCCAATAGTCTGAGGCGTTGGCACAAGATAGTCTACGAAGATGGTCTTCAATACTTCCAGGGCTGTATCAAAGTCGTGGGTCAGCGTTCTTTCGTGAACCTCATCATCGCCGGCAGCCTCGTTAAAGCTTACTTTCGCTGCTTTTTCGTCTGCTGCAGTATCTATCTTTGCTTTCAGGTAGGTTGTCGACTTTACTGCCTCCATTACTACCGATTTGATAATTTGAAATTTTATGATCATAGCTTCTCCTTTTTTAGTCAATGATTATTTCGCCTGTCATGTCTGCCAGACTCTTGTTGCTGCTTGCCGGTGGGGTCTTGTGATAAATCAGCTTGATGGCCGCCGCTATATGGTTCGCCATGTCCGCAGCATACTTCTGTGCCAGCTCTGCCTCAGTCATTCCCAATACCGCATTCGATACATAGGCTATCACATACCCCATGAAGTTGCCTTCAAACGGAACGGTAATACTGTCTTCTCCGTCTGCCCATCTGCTGTTTTCAAACTTAATCACCATCGCGTCCACGTTCTTGTAATAGGTTACTTGTGGTGCCAGTTCTGCTACAAATGTTTCTGCCGCAGCGTTGATATACTGCTTCATGATACCTTTCTCTTCCGAAGAAGATAGGGTAGTCTTGGCAAACATCGTATCTCCGTTCTTGTCTTTCAGACGCTTTCCGATGAGAGCGAAGTGTTTGCTCACCTCACTCATCACCTTCTCCATTTCTATCGTTATCTGTACTTCCATACCTTATGCTGCTCTGTTATATCCTAATGCACTCTGTGCTTGTGCTACTGCATTCTGGTCTGCACCCTGCACAATTCCGTTCTCTACCTGACCACCGCCTTGCTGCATAGCCATTGCCTGTTGCTGCTGATACATCTGTTCAAGCTGAGCCTGCTGCTCCTGTACGCTGGCAAGCAACTTGTCTGCAAATGGTGCGTTGAGGTTCTGAAGATACTGAATGATATTGATACCGCCCATTTCAAGAAGCTTGTCGAGCGTATCGTTTTGCATCGTGTTGAAGGCTGCCGTAGCTGCTGCATTCTTGATGCTGATCTTGAAGTGAATATCTCTTGCCGAAAGGCGGTCGTACTTGTAAACCGTATTGAAGTTCCGGTCGTAAACCCTTCTTCCGTCTTCGTAATATTGTTGGATAGTCATGCACTTCTTGGTTGCCAGCTTCTCCGTAAACACGTCCATGTCGGCAAGGATGGTATACAGAGACGTGGTTGCATTTTGGCTTTCCTGTGCATATCTCGCTGCCGAAGTTCCTGCCGATGGGGTCTTACCCTGCAAAGCACCGCTCACGTTCGTAACCTCTCTAATCAGGTTCAGTTCTATCTGCAAGAGTTCATTCGTACCGATGTTCACGGCATTCGATGTAATAATTTCTGGCTTCGCATTCGGCGTCTTTACCGATGGCTTGTAGAATATCCATCCGTCATACTCTACCGCCTCTTCCATAAACTGCTCTGGCGTTCTGCCGTTAAGCACATTCGTAGGAATCATCTTGAATCCCTTGAAACTGCTTCTGATGGCCATGTCGTTCATCACAATCAGTCGGTTGATGTATCGCTGCTGGTCTATGATGTTGGCAAGGAACGGATGAATTTCTCCGTTGATATACGGATATAGCTTCATAGTGAAAGGATGGCTCTTATAGTCGTATGGAGTTTCGCCCTGGCAGAGGATAGTTCCGTCTGGCGCCATATAGGTATAATACCAGTACTTATCTGCAATCTCTTCGCTAGTGATGTACGCTCTGTCTTCTTCCGCTATACCCATATCGTCATACTGCTGCTTGCGCTTCATGTTGTCGTTGCGTAGCTTCTGTATCATCGCAGTATCATCCAAGTCTATACGGAAGTAAGCACCGGTTCCTGTGGTAGCAATCGGGTCAAAGCATTGCAGTCTTGGCTTGGTTTCCGTGGTCCATACCTCAATCACTCTGGAGTAATGTCTTCCCTTGTTGCTGTGGTCGAAACAGAGATTCTCCAACGCTTTCTCTTCGTTAAACTCATAGCCATAGCTGTTATCGTCCAAAGGATAAATATCAAAGATGGCGTTCAAATCTTCTTCTGTAAGCCCATATTCCTGTTTGGCAAACTTCTGATACAAGTCTTCTCGGCTCACGTCATGCAGTACACCGATAAGACTCACGTCGTTGTGTCGTGGGTCGCTGCCGCATTCAAAAAACATGTGGTCGGGTTCCATCGCGTCTGTCCATGAATCGGGCATTTCCAGTTCCTTCGCCTCCCAACTCTCTCTGACAAACATCTGACCGCCCATCAGATAGTCCTTAATAGCGTGGTTCAGCACATCTTGCATGTACGTTGTTTGCCAGTTGCATTGCATCGTAGCACTCATCATGTCGCTCAGTTGCCGGGAGTCGCTGTCTCTTGCAAAGCAGACCGGTTCCGTACCCTGCTTGGCATAAAGACCGGCAATAGATTCCAGAATGCTCACCATGATGTTGTTGCTCATAGGTGTCTGGTTGCGCTTCTCCATATAGGTACGCTCCGTCATTTCCTCCCAGTAGCCATGATGGTATACTCTGATGGTGTCGCTCCATTGGTCGCCCATACAGTAGCGCATCGTTCTCGCCCTCGTTTCTCGCACACCGCTCAGGTTATTCCAAGCATTTCTGCATCGGCTGAGTAACTCCTCGTCCTTGCCGTGTTCTTGTCTTCGCTTGCGAGCCTTAACCGAGTCATACTTGTTATGTTGAGGCATCACTTTGCTAAGTGTCAGTATTCTTGCCTTTACCATTTTCTTATACATTATTAATTATAGGCGCAAAAATAGGCAAAAACATGGCTTTCTTTGCCGTGTTCCAACCAACCGCCAAGCGCAAGGTTGGAGCACGGCAAAACTTCTTCAAATTATTTGCATTTTTGCCGAAAAGTTTCAAACAGTATAGAGATATGACAAAAGAAGAATTAGCACAGATGAATGAGGAAGGTGGCGCGCAACAGGCTCCACCTGCTGAGGCTGCTACAGATGAAACGTCTGTAGATGAGCGCCCTAATCGTACAGCTTTCTCCAAGCGCTTCTCTAATCGCCATTCTGACATCGACTTCGAAGACAAGGAAGCTCGTTATGCGGCAATGAATGATGATGCTGATTTGCTCGGACGATACGAGGAAAGCGGTAAGGCGTTGTCTAAGGTATTCGATAAGCACAAGTGGCTCGCTGCTCTGGCGATGGATATGGAGAAGAATCCGGACGACAATCCGTTTGATGCGATGGCTCGCATGGGTATTGACGTTAAAACCTTGCTTGATGATCCTGAAGGCGGCAAGAAACTCGCTGAGATTCTCGCCAAGCACAACGAGGACGTGGCTGAACAGAATGAGGCTACCGAGAAGGTTACTGCCAACATGCGCAAGTCGCTTGAACGCCTGATGAAGCTCTATCCCGATGATGCACAGGATATGTGGTCCCAGATTTACGAGATTCACGACAAGGTAGAGAGTGGCGATATTTCCGATGATATTTGGAAGATGCTCCACAATGCCAATAACTACGATTCCGACATCAGCTCGGCGCGCGACGAGGCGGCTATGCAAGCACGAAATGAAAAGATTCAGAATAAGGTTCGCTCTTCCAGCACAGAAGGTATTCCTCCTTCTCTTTCTAGTTCTGGCGCAGGAAATAAACCGGCAAAGAAACAGAAACGTGAAAGTTTCTTTGATGATATTAGAAGTAATTAATCCATTAATATATGTATAAAATGAAGAAAAATTGTTTTAAGAATTTTATGAGTGGTCAGTTCGTCTTTAAGATGATTCTGATGCTTCTTGCCGTAGTTACCGGTGGTGGCGTAATGGCAACGGCAGACCTTGTAGAGCCGCAGATTGGCAACGAGGGAGTAAATCCTGCAGACAAAGCGACTGTTGCCCAAAAAGAGCCAGTAGACCCTAATGTTAACGACAGACTTAGCCCTGGTGGAAAAAAAGATGGTCAAGACCTTACAGGCTCCCAGGCTTCTAGTACACAGCTTCGTGAGGGTGGTCTGCTTGATAAGGAGTGGGATAGTGAGATAGTTAAGTTCTATCCTTTCAAGACACCGCTTCTTTCTATTGTTCGCCGTATGGCAAAAACAGTAAATATTAAGAACTGGTCAATCTCGCATCAGCGTGTTGGTGGCGAAACTCTTGATGGACAGACTATTCAGAGAATTGAAACTGCTGACACCATCGAGATTAATTCAACGAACTTCTCTGGTTCTATTCGCCCATTCTATAAAGGCACTACTGTTTTTGCTTCTGGTGTTCCCGGTTATGCTGCTGGCTCACAGACCAAGACAGAGGGTACACTGATGCTTTATGTAATTGAGGCTAACGGTAAAAAAGCGGTTATGCAGGCTGTCAACGGAAAGCCGAAGGTTAGTGGAGACTCAAGAGACAATCTTGACAACATGACTTGCCCGGAAATCCCTGTTGGAACAACGTTCCTTGCTGGTGCATCTGCAGCTTCTGAGTCTCAGCTCACCATTACACCAGAAAACTTCCAGCCACGCGAGAAAGAAGTGTATGTTCAGAAGAAACTCTTGAACATCGTATTTACAGATGACTACGAGAAGGTAAAGAAGGAGCAGCCTATTACAGTTGCCGACTTAAAGACCGATGCTATCATCAAGTATAACCTACGTGCAGAGCGTACTTATTTGCTTGGATGCAAGTCTCGCTTCAAGGCAGAGACCGGCGACGGACAGATTGAAGATGTCTATACCTCTGAGGGTATCATCAATCAGCTCACCAACACATACTCCATCGGTGATACTTATACGCTTGGCGATTTGATTGCTATTTCCAAACTCCAGTTCACGGAATTCTCCGAGAATGATCGTTGTTTTGCCTTCTGTGGTAAGAATGCTATCGAACGTTTGGAGAATATCAAGTTGGAGGGAAGCCATCAGAACGACTTCATTAATCACAACGAGTTCGACCTTACCTTCAAGCGATTCAAAGACACCTTCGGCTCTATTGATTTTGTTTGGACTCAGACTCTCGATCTCTTGGGTATGTCAGACTTCATGGTTATCTTTGACCCTAAGGCTTCTCGCCGATACGTCAAGATTGGCAAGAAGGAGCAGACCAATGATATGTCTAAGGGAGGTGGCGAGGTTCGTGACGCTAAGCGTTGGATTCATCAGGAGGCAGATAGTGTGGCACTTCGTGGTTACAACTCAATCTTGGTTGGTCCTGCTGATAAGATTGCTAAGATTGCCACAGAGTCACTTAATGCCATCATTTCTGCTAAGGAACTTCCTAAGAATCCATCAAAGGGTATGAAGGTTGCGCTCACGCAAAACTACACCTTAAAGGGTACTAATTCTCCTACTGATGATGTCAAGTATGAGGCAGGTACAGTTTTATACTACACTGGCACCGCTTGGGCTATCTATGCTGGTCAAGATACAGCGCAGTAAATTATCACTATAAACCATCGGTGGGCAGGTGCATCTTGCTCTGCCCACCATTTATAAAGAATAAATATGATTAAGACATATAAAGCACGAGTAAATCAAAATAGCATTAGCTATCTGCTTTCAGGTAAGCAGGGTAATCAGGTTCGCTATCCTTTCGCAAATGGTAATGTAATTATAAACAAATATCCTTCACTTACGTTGCGAAACCGATACTGTCAGGAACTTCTAGAGTCTAGCTTGCTTTTTGCCAACAATACTATTGTTCTCGACCATGAGGAAGAAGAGTACCCTGGTGAAAAGGCTAAACTTGAAGAGGAAAAGAATGCCGCATTAAAGTCAACCGTAGATGAGCCGACAAAGAAGACTACAAAAAAGTCACAGAAAGAGGAGGTAGCAGGCATCCGTACAGCGGAAGAAGTTATTAATTACATAAACAACCGTTTTGATAAGGATTGCAGGACTCTTGAAACTGCCATGAAGCATGCAGACAAGGCTGGTCTTATTTTCCCAGATTACGGCAAGCAGTAATATATAATAAGGTGTAAATGAGTATAGAGGAAATCATAAAGGCAGTACGTTGGTGCATAGACGAGGAATCCAACAACACATCGGAAATTGCCGATGAGAAGGATGATTTGTATATGGACAACATCATCAAGTCGAAGATAAACGATGCGCTGCATTGGATAGCTATTACTGCTGCATCTTCGCCTGTCCTGTCCGATTCCAAGAGCATAGGCTCGACTTCCGACACAATTCAGGTGTCCGATTTTGATTCTAATCACAACATCGGTGTTATCACCATGCCTTCCAATATGGAGATTATTACCATCAACCGCATTCGTGGCGCTTCTTGGTATAAGGCAGTCACCCCAGTAGAGGACACCGATGATGAAGCTCTTATGATGTACGACGATACCGCCAAGGGTACCATTGATCGACCACAGGCTGCCATCATGCGAGAGAATCCAATCAAGATCCTCATGCAGCCCAAGACTTCAACGGCGGTCATTACCTATGTAGGTGTGCCTAAGTCTGTGAGCACAGACGTTTCCACAACAGATGTTTCCATTCCGGACAAACTAAAGAATGCCTTCATCTATTATATCGCCTTTCTGCTCCTCTCAGCCTACGATGATACCAAAGCTAGCCAGATGTACACCATCGCCCTGCAACAGCTAGGCGTAAATCAAACCTCAAAATAAAGACGATATGGAGAATGTAACAGCCACATACGATGCCAATGAACTTGCATGGGTAACTCCAATCCTTACCCTTCGCCGTGATATTTTCCTAAGAATCACGCTAAGGAAAAAAGGAAAGGTGGTTATCCGTCAGTCAGATGATAAGGGAAATTTCCCTCGCGTCCCAATACGTCGCCACAAGGACACCCAGTCCTTCGAGTTCCGTATCTCGGTTATTCCAGATACCGTCCAAATTCAAATATTCACTTCTACAGAACCAAAAGAAATAAAATATGCCTACATTTAGACAAGATGAAAAGCTTGGAACGAAGGTGCCGCTGATTAAGACAGCCGACATCAACGACAAGTCTGTCACAACAGAGAAACTTGCCGAAGGTTCTGTTACTAATTCAAAGTTAGCACCAGAATCCGTTACACAGGATAAGTTCGACAAGGAACTGCTTCAAATCTTCGAGGCGGCAGCAGGTCTTCCTGAAAATCTTATCGAGACGATACAGAATGTTGATACCACCCTTGCTGATCATCAGCGGCAAATCTCATCCAATGATGATGATATTTCCGACCTCCAGACCAAAACAAAGCAAATCAAGGACACCGTAGATGGCATAGCGATCAGCGGTGGCGCATCCGTAGGTTCGGCAGTAACCTACGACAATACACAGAGCGGTCTTGATGCTCAAAACATTCAGAATGCCATTGATGAACTTGTCAACAATCTCGGCCACTACGAGACCAATGAGGAGTGGTTGCGTGTCTACACAGATGCCGAAAACAAGTTCCTTTGGGGCATCCGTGTAGATGGTAGTATAGACTGGGCAGTCGGTATTCCTCGCCCTATTCGCACAGAGTTGACAGAATCGCTGAATAAGAAAATTCAGTCACTCAAAGACAACGAAATCAAGAATCTTCAAGATACAAAGGTAGATAAAGAAGAAGGCAAGTCTCTAATTGAAGATGAAGTAAAAGAGTGCTTCAAGGTAATCGAGAATGAGGAGTTTATCCATGCAGTAATAGATTCTGAGGGTAGACTTCTCTTTGGAATCTACAGAGACTCTGGTAAGCCATATTTCCCTCAGAATGATATGTATCACATTTCTCAAAGCGAAGAGTTCCTTTGGGTAATTCTTGATGCAGCTAATCATCCTCTTCTTGGTATTCAGCAAGATGGTACTTGTTGGGCTGTCAAGGCTCAGTGGCTTGATGATATTAAGGCTATCAAGGAAGCTCTTTCAAGTATTGACGAAACCCTCAAAACCTTCCAGCCAAAGGAAGATGGTAAGGGATTGATAAACCTTGATGTTGCTGACAGCTTCTTCTATATTTCTAATGATGAGTATATCATTGCAGTAGTAGATGCAGAAAACAGAATCCTTGCAGCAATCAAGTATGATGGAGAACCATACTTCCCTAATCACGAAATGTACTCTGTAATAACCAATGAGGAATGGATCTATGCTATTATTGATGCAGATAACAAGGTTCTTTGTGGTTTCCGTGCTGATGATGGTCACATGGTTGTTGGTGGTATTGATATTAGTACTTTTATCTCCGATGCTATTATTGATATATCAGACATCAAAGAGCGGACAGCACATCTTTCTACAATAATCAATGACGAATATCTTTCTATTGAAATAGATGCTGATGGTAAGGTGATTGGATATATTGCTCCTGATGGCAGTCATTATCTCTATAAGGTAAAGTCAGAAACTATCCCAGAAGAATTTTCCCATATTGAAGACCCAGAGGGTAGAACTGAGATTGTTACTGATGCAGAAGACAATGTACTTGCCTACAGAGACTCAGATGGTATTCGCCATGAAAATGGAATGGAAGTAGAGCAATTTTATCAAAAAGGAAATAAAATAGAATATGCTACCAAAAACTATGTAGATTCAAAGCCTATAGATGATTCTGAAATAGTATTATCTAAACTTGATGGAGTTGTAGATTATAGTTTGGAAAATCTTTTTGACAAGAACAAGATTAGAACGTATGATTCTGATTTTGCTACTAAAGTTTTTAATGCTATTGGAAGAAAAACTGGAGCTACTGGATGCTACTCTAATAATATTCCATGCAAGGAGGGTGATTGGTTTA